GTATGCGTTCAATAAACATAAACCGTACTGAGTACTTAAGAGATACACGAGTTCATTACTGATGGCTACTAATTGGCAGACATTCCCTATTGAGTTTAAAGGTGGCCTCATCTCTAATCTCAGCCCTCTACAACAGGGTACTAATGCTGTTGGTTCTGCTACTATACTGCAGAACTTTGAGCCAGCTAGATCTGGTGGTTATAGTAAGATATTAGGATATACTAAAGCTACTTCATCTATTGTACCTGGGACAGGTCGAGTATTAGGTGTTAAGGTAGCTAATATAGGTGAATATGTTGCAGCTAGAAGTGATGGTGCAGGTTCTCCTAAAACTGAATACCATAGATCTTCTGGTGGTACTTGGGCATCTTTAGGTAAGGCAGCTCTACTTGGTGGTAAGATACGTAGTACTGAGTATAACTTTGGTGCAGGTAACTTTATACTATTCGTAGATGGCTCTAACTACCCAGCGCTATTTGATGATACAGCTAACACTTTATCGTTTATCTCTTCTTTATCAGATCTACAGGGAGCAGAACAAGTAGCAGTATTTAAAACTACTGTGTTCTTCTCTAAGGGTTCTAACTTATACTTCTCAGCACCTTCTGATTCAGGTGACTTTAGTGCGGCTAATGGTGGTGGAGTTATAAATGTAAGCCATGAAATTACTGGTTTGATCTCTTTCCGTGATCAGCTTATCATCTTTAGCAGAAATAACATACAACGTCTTTCAGGTACAACTTTAGCTGACTTCCAGTTAAGCCCTATTACAGAGAGCATTGGTTGTCTAGACCCTGACACAATACAAGAGGTTGGTGGTGACATTATGTATATGTCTCCTGATGGTATTAGACTCTTAGGTGCGACAGACAGAATTGGTGACTTCTCACTTGAAGTAGCTTCTGACCCTATAGCTGATGATGTATACAAGTTTGCTCAGAGTACATCTAACTTTTGCTCTATTGTTATACGTGAGAAAGCTCAATATCGTATCTTTGGATATACACAGTCAGAACAAAAGAAAGTTGCTCGTGGATTACTTGTAACTAAGTTCTCTAACCAAGGTGCATCTAACCTAGCGTGGGGTGAGACATCAGGTATAAAAGCATTTGTAGCAGACTCTAAGTATACTGAATATTCAGAGACTATTATATTTGGTAATGAAGATGGCTACGTATATAAGATGGAGACAGGCTACACGTTTGATACAGAGAATATTGAAGCTATATACGAATCACCATATATGCCTATATCAGATCCACAGATACGTAAGACTTTCTACAAACTAACTACATATGTTGATCCTAAAGGTTCATTCAGCATTGACTTAGCACTTAAGTATGACTTCACTAGATCTAACAACCAGAACCTTATACAACCTGCAGCAACTACTATTACAAGTACAGGTGTCTTTGCTGCTATATATGGAGCAGTTACTTCAGTTTTTGGTACAGCTATATTTGGTGGAGAACTAGATAAAGTTTATCAGAATCAAGTTATAGGATCAGGTAAGACTATCTCAATCAGGATAGAAGATAATTCAACTAACCCAGCATTTACTCTTGATACAGCACTTCTTGAGTTTACACAGAACGATAGACAATAAAGGACAACTCTTATGGCAGGTTATACACGCCAAGATACGGCTAACAACATCGCTAACGGTAGCGTTATTGACGCAGACGACTTAGACGGAGAGTTTAACGCTGTAGAAAACGCATTTAACGCATCCTCTGGTCACGCTCATGATGGTTCATCAGGTCAAGGCGCACCTGTAACAAAGGTAGGACCAGGGCAGGACATCATTGTAGGTATATCTACGCTCTTACCTAAAGCTAATAACATTATTGACTTAGGATCTAGTGCAGCTCAATTCAAGGATGGATACTTTGATGGTACTCTGTATACAGACACATCCAATATTGGTGTGAATGGTTACACTACTATCATAGACAATTCTTACACTGTATCTAATGGCGACTTAACGCTAGATGTAGCAGGTGATATTACACTAGATGCTGACGGTGGAGATGTATTACTTAAAGATGGTGGTGTTAGCTTTGGTAAACTAACTAACAACTCTAACCAGTTATCTATCTTCTCAGGCTCTGTAGAAACTTTACGCTTAAATGGTTCAGCTACTTCAGCGCTGGGTACACTAGCAGTGACAGGTAATACTACACTAGGTGGCACTCTTGCTATAACAGGCAACACAACTTTAGCTACAGCTAACCTTACACTAAACTCTGGTAACATTGTTGTAGGTGGTACTGTGTCAGCTACAGGAGGCTTTACAGGCGCTCTAACAGGAAACGTAACAGGTACAGTATCAAGTGTAGCTAACCACGACACAGGCGACATTACAGAAGGTTCTAACCTATATCATACAACTGCTAGAGCTAGAGCAGCTATCTCAGCTACAGGAAGTTTAGGCTACAACAGCACTACGGGTGTTATGAGCTTTACGCAGGGTAACACAGATACCATAGCTGAAGGCTCATCTAATCTGTATCACACTACAGCTAGAGCTAGGGGTGCAATATCTGCTACAGGTAACATCAGCTACAATAGCTCTACAGGTGTTATCTCATTAGCTACTAACCAAGACGTAACATTTGATGATGTTATTGTAGGCGGTAACTTAACTGTAAATGGTACAACTACTACAGTAAACTCTAACACTGTAAACATTGGTGATAACATTATCACACTTAACTCTGATGAGACAGGTACACCAAGCCAGGATGCAGGTATCACTATTGAACGTGGTACATCTACTAACAAGTCTCTAGTCTGGACAGAATCAACAGACAAGTGGGGCGTAGGCAGTGAAACATTCGTAGCAGGTACATTTGAGGGTAACTTAACAGGTAATGCTTCTACAGCTACAGCGTTAGCTACTGCTCGTAATATAGCACTTACTGGCGATGTGTCAGGTAATGTTAACTTTGATGGTACAGGTAATGTTAGTATAACAACTGTAGTCGCAGATGACAGTCACAACCATACTATTGCTAACGTAGATGGATTACAGACAGAGATAGACACTAAGGCTGAACTAGCAGGTTCTGGATCACAGTCATTCTCTGCTTCTACTCTTAATGCTACGACTGTAGATCTAGGAAACTGGACAGTAACTGAGAGTGGTGGCGTATTATATTTTGCTACTAGCGGTACAAACAAAATGAAGCTAGACGCTTCAGGTAATTTAACTGTAACAGGTAATGTAACAGGGTACGGAACTATCTAATGGCAATACAAGCAAGCGGTGTAATAACACTACAAGACATACAGGATGAGTTTGGTGGGTCACACCCTATATCGCTTAGTGAATACTATGGGTCAGATACTGTACCTGCATCAGGAGAAATATCTCTATCTGACTTCTATGGCACACAGAATGCGTTCTCTTTTAATGTTACAACAGGTATAGATGGGGCTTCTACTTTAAGTACTCTAGCAACAGCTGCAGGTTGGGACGGAACAGTGCCTATCGTAATGACTGTTAATTCGGGTGTACATATTAGATCAATGTCGTCGTCTACACCTTCGTTAACAATGGATGTGGCTAACTCCGTACTTATAAACAATGGTGCTATCTTTGGACGTGGTGGCAATAGTAATTCTGGTGCAGGTGGTCACGCTATTAGTATAACTGCAGCAGGTACTACAGTAACTAATAACTTTGGTGCATTTATCGCAGGTGGCGGTGGAGGTGGCGGCGGTGTTGGAGGTGGTGGTGGTGCAGGTCAAAGTGCATATAACACAGCTTCAAGTAATGGTTCAACAACAGGGGGGTTTACCGTAGGTGGCGGTGTAACACCAAATGTAACTTATGGATACTGTACAATTACAGGCACAGTCCAAGGTGGTACAGGTGGACCTCAAGGTGGTGGTGGTGTTGTCCCTGCTACATCCTATGTTAGTGGTGGCTGTACTGTAATAGCAACTTCAAACACGGCTGATGGTAATGGTAATTATGCTACCTATAATCAAGGGCTAAATGGTAGTGGTTATGTAGCTAACAATCCTGCTCAAGGTGGTTCTGTTCTAAGTGCAACATCAAATTTAGACGGGGCTAATACTAATGGTGGCGGTGGTTGGGGTCGCTCTGGTGAGAATGGTGGGGGTGCTGCTGGTTATGCTATTAATACAAGCCTATCATATACGTATACAAATAATGGAAACGTCTACGGAAGTGTATAATGACTAATATAATATTGACCCCAGAAGAGCTAGAGCTTATACTAGACAGATCAGCTAAGCGTGGAGCTAAGTTAGTTCTACGTGAGTTAGGGCTACATGATGAGTCTGCTGCTGAGGATATGCGTGAAGTACGTAACCTATTAACAACGTGGCGACAAACACGTTTAAGTATATGGAACACATTCGTTAAAATAACAACCGTTGCTATATTCAGCTTTGTTGCTGCTGCGATATGGATGAAGCTGGGTAATTAATAAGGACTATTAAAATGGCTATGAAATTTGGTGGATTTACACCTGAACAAATGGGTAAGATAATACCAGAGATGCAAGGTATGCAAGCAGACGAGCAAGCGGCATTCTTAGCGGCTTCACCTAAAGCGGCATCTACGCTAGGTAAGATGGCAGAGGTAGCTCAGAAGAAAATTAGTATGGCTAAAGGTGGTTATGTTCAGGGTTATCAAGTAGGCGGTACTGTACAA